AAGGCCCTTGATTGACAAACGGAGATGACTGATGATTCCAATCGATGATCACAGGGTCTTTACCTTTGCGATCATAGAAAACTCTCACAAGCTCAGATAAGATTTCAGGTGTTATCTCTTGGATAGTGGAGCCGCTAACTCTTGAATTGACTTTGCCTAAAGATAAAATCTTAATATCTTGCCCCTTGAATAAGTCAAGACGCTCAGATAATGCAAGACTCTTCGATTTTTCATCAGCCTTATCCATCTGAGCCAATACCTTTTTCGACCAGGTAAAGCCCTCATCACCGCCCCATCCATCCCAAGCTTGACGACCTTTTCCATATTCCTCCCATGTTGAGCCTTGCTTATCTACCTCGTGTCTAGTGAAATAAGCCACCATTCTCTTGATAGTTTCAGGTGAAACGGATACACCATTTGAAAGGTCTCTTGCTCTTGCAATTCCTACTGCAGTCATACCACGCTTTGAAGGTGGCTGTTCTGCTCGTTTTTTCAAGGCACGAATTGCATTATCTCGCACACCTTGGGGAGGAGTGAAAGAGATGCCAGCATATTTTTTAGGCAAATCAGCATAAGCTTGAAATCGTCTATTCATCAGCCTTTGCTTTGCTATTTGGATTTGTTTTTCATTCATTTCAATGCTCTCAATCTTTCCATCATCGCAAGATTTGGATTCTGAGAAATTGCTCGATCTTTTGCTGATCTGCTTGCTTCACTTGGCAATTGGCCAGCGCCTATTTTTTGTCTGATCGACTGCTCAAGATCATCATCTGGTGTCAACAGTTGAGCCTGTACTAAAGAAGGCAAGGAGATCAAGGCATCTGCAAGTGCATCTGTATCTAAGCCCATATGTACGAGTTTAGGATATTTTGTAACTTCAATGTTGCCATAATTCCAAGAGATCAATCGCCCAATTGTGCCGCCGCATCGTCTATCTTGTCCACTGATTGCACTAGCTACAAGATCGAGAAAATTGATACATGCTCTTCTGAAAACTGATAGATGCACCTCACCGACCGATCTTGAGCCTGTATCGCTGATCCCCAAATTCATAAATTGAGCCATGAAAGCTTGGCTTATCTGATTATCGCACTCTTGGATAACCTGCAAAGCGCCTTGAGCATTGAAGCCACTATCTTTGCCATATGTATCAAATTTAACAACAGTGTTTTCAACTAAGTAGGATTGCTCTTGAGAGATATAAGCTTGTGCTTGTGCTTCTGCTTCTGAGATCATGGCTGAGATATCACCGTCTGAAACGCCTAACCGTTCAGCAATCTCTCGATCAACCACAACTTTAGGAGTAGGCACAGCCCACTTTTCAAGGCCAATTGCCATGAGTGTCGCTGATCTTTGCTTTTCTTTCCACCACCACCAACAAGGCCGTAAAAGCCCAATGCCTTCAAAGTTTGAGCCTGTTCTATTGAGAGTCAATAGCAAAAGCTTTGAAGCAGGGATAGGATCAGGCACAACACCACCAACCATTATTTGAATAACACCGTCAAGATTTTGACCATCAATAGAAAGCCATTGTTGATGAGATGAAGGCTCTCTATCTGCATATCTTTTTAAGAAGACCTTCTCTTTACCAAGACTATCTTTTTCTATGCAGTAAATTTCTTCTGCATATCTCCAACCGTGTGGAATAAATTCAAGTAAATAGTTTAGTTGATCCTCAAAAGATGTGTCCATCATGCCAGGATATCCAGCAAAGCCAAAGGCCTCGTTTGCAAATCTTGCGAGCTCTTCACTTGTTTGATCTCCATCAATACCTGCTTTAAATTCCCATTTGGCTGACAAGAGAGTTTGCTTAACCAAAGACCAAGACCGTCTGACGATTGGATCAGTTGCGAGCATGTCCTCAGCTTCTCTTGTCCATGCACGACCACTAAGAGCATTATTTTGCTCTTTACCTGAGATATATCCCCCCATAATAGATGTACCACTGATGCCATATTGTCGATAAGTTGGCTTTTGTGGCTGATATGGAAATTCAGCACCTGCTGATTTCATTGTCATATATGGGTAACTTGTCATTATTCTATACCTCTCTAAACCATTCTATCACATCAAGACAAATTAAAATCAAGAAATATAAACATAATTTCATAAAAATTGCAAAAATCTGACCTGTGCAAGGTAAAGCAATAAAGGTATACACAGATCAGATCGGTGCTATATCAACAAAACACAAGGGAGTTTAAAAATGTGTTCAATCGATGATGAGTTTTTTATCACACAAACAGGCAAGCTATTTTTCAAAGGCCAAGTATATGAGATTGAAGATTGCGAATTTAAAGAAGGTGCAAAAATCATTATGCACTACGATGTGAAAAAAGTTGATAAGCCTATTAAAAAAGCCATTAAAATGATAGATGATCAATTCATATACATAAAGAAAGATGATGACATGTTTTTGACTTTACCCATGCCAGATGATGCTCCAATCATGCAAACACAACCTCAAGATGTGAAACCTATTGCTCAGACCTTGGAGCTACCTCCTGAGATCGATCAATTCCAAGCACTCATGAAAATCACAAAAGACAACACACCTTTGGCGCTCATCATCTTGATCGTGTTGATGTTTCAAAAGATGAATAAGAAAAGCCAAGAGGACAAAGACCATGCACTTGTCTGCGACTTTGAGAGACATGAGATTGAAAAGAAGATCAACACACTAGAAAGCAAAATCAATGAGCAAGCAAGACAAGCTACTAAAATTCAGCTCGGTGATGATGAGCTTGTGGATCGTGTTGACCAACTAGAAGCCAAATTAAAAAAGATGCAACACTAAGATTTTTGATTGATAAATTGCAATAAAGGCTCATGATTTGCCACTCTCTCAACTGATTTTTGATAATATCCTTCATCTCTCTCCATGCAAATATATCTGCGATTTGTGTTGATGCAGGCGATTGCTGTTGTGCCACTACCTGAGCAATTATCAAGCACTAGATCACCTTCGTTGGTGTAGGTCTTGATCAGGTATTCAAACAGAGCCACAGGCTTTTGTGTTGGGTGTAGTCCTCTTTCTTTTGATAATGTCACACTATCAAAAGATATAATATCGCTTGGATACCTATCTCCTTCGTTTATAGTATCAATTCGTTTAATTTTGTTCATATACTCTGGAATTGTTGCATTTTTACTTTTATATTTTTCGCCTTTAGATTTTTGGGGATTGTAAATCGGTGGCTTCTTGTAAAAGAGCAAGATGTCCTTATGTTGCCTCATCGGTCGCCTATTTGCATCCATAAATCCCACTTTAAAATTTTTGTCCCATACCATTTTATATTTAAACAGCTTTGGATTCGAATTGTATAAAACAAAAGTAAAAAATGATGATGCCGTCAACACGATAGCACCATTATCTTTAATCACTCGTTCATATTGCTCCCATAGTCTAGCCATATCAAGCACGCTATCCCACTCGCAAGCAGTCGTACCATAAGGCAAATCGCATAAGATCATATCAACAGATTTATCTGCTATTGTCGGTAGGAGCTCAAGGCAATCACCTAAAAGAATTTTATTCACTTGTTTTTCTCCTGTTGTCTTGCTTGAAGATGCCTAACCTATTGGCTCTCTCTCGTGCAGATACATGACTAACACCTAAAACCTTGCCTATCTCCATCCAATTCAATCCCTGCTCAACTAAAATCTTAAGTTGATCAGCATCGCTTTTCTTTCTCTTTGTATACTGTTTGATAAAACCAAGCTCAGAGGCTCTACGATGAGCAGTGTAGTCGCTAACACCTAAAAGCCTACCTATCTTTATCCAACTCAATCCCTGCTCAACTAAACCTTTGAGCTTTTCAGTGTCAATAAAAAATCGTTTGGTTTGCTTGCTAAGGCCAAGCTCTATGGCTCTCGATATGACAAGTTGCTTGCTCACACTTAGCTTTTTGCCTATCTCTTGCCAAGTTAAACCTTGGTCAATCAATGCCTTGAGCTTGCCTGATTCTATATGAATTTTTCTTCTAGCTCCGCTTGAGATAGTAACATAGATGCCGTTCTTTTTAGCAAATCCTCGCATGCAGTGATCACTCACTCCAAAAGCATCAGCAATCTTTTCCCAAGGTATTTTTTGCTCAACCATTGATTGAATTTTAGCAATATCGAATTGCATTGACGGTCTTCGTTTGCCTTCCTTTTTCCAATAAGTCGCTTGAAGATCTCGCTTTCTCCGATTATCTTGCTCGATCTGATTTTCTATTTCACAAAGCCTTTCATCTAGCTCAAAAGAGCCTGCAGTATTTTTAAAGCCATGCTTTACGCTTCGGACATCTAGATAAAAATTTAAGTCGCTTTTCATGTTGTTTTCCTAAAAGTTAAGTTTTTTGATGATCTTTACAGACCTTTGGCCGATTTGTCCTGTTTTGGCTGTGATATCATTGACCATGCTAGGAAGGTCGCTATCTCTCCAACTCCAATTGATCACATCGTACCTGAGAGCATCTAGTGGATCCTCTCGACCGTCTTTTTTAGGCATCTCTTTGCCATCCCAAGCATAAGAAACGATTGCTTTTCTAAAGCTATTGCCTGTTGCATGCTCTCCACGATCCCACACCTCTTTAGTGCATAGGATTTTTCTTTGGTGGATCAGTCGCTTGAGCCGTTGAACGCCGTTCATAATATCAACTCGAATGGGATCAGTTACCCACCTAAATGGCATCCCTATGCCACCTTTTTCAGGTGGTTGTTTGAGCTCAATAAAGGCAGATTGAGCAGTACGATCTGATCTAGCACTGCCTGCTTTATCACCACACGCACCATCTAGCAAGATGCGATTGGGATAGAGATGTGCAAGCTCACGAGGACAAGCTATTTTTAAAATCTCTTTTGCAAGCTGACTTAAGGTGATCTCTTGAGGATTGATCTCAGCACAAATGACATCTGCTTGAAGATGTGGATCATGTGCCAAAATCAAAACGGAAGGCTTTCTAAAACCAAAGTCAACAGCAATTCTAGCGCTCATTGATGGATCATATTGCCATCCCTCGATCACATGCGAGTGTGTCCATTCAGAAAAGACAATGCCTTGAGGTGGTCTAGGTTGATTTTCCACCATGGCAAGACGCTCTATTTCAGGTAAATTCTTGACTGCTTCAAACCAAGCATCACTTAGATTTGCCTTATTAACATGGCTTGAGTGTAGGATAGGCTGACAATTTGCTCTTTCTGCAAAAGCTACCCACCACGCATCCCAAACAGGTAGGCCTACCATGATAAGCTTGGGTGATGGACCTGATCGCAAACGGCCTAAAGTCTTCTGTGCTACCTCTTCGGAGAGTGTTTGGCACTCATCGATCAAAGCCAAACCGCTCGTTATGTTAAGACCTTCGAGCGGGTTATGTGTAGCGTCTCTTGTACCTGGTCTAAAATAAGATCGTGTCCATACAATATGGCCGTTTGGTGCTTGCCATTTGCCATCTTGCTGATGATATTGCCATCCATAAGGCACAAGCCACTTTTCAAGTTCTGGACCTAAAACGGAGCGATATCTTGGTGTTGTATCAGTCACCAAGAGAGATGATTTATTGGGGTGCAGTTTGCTCCATGTCCATAAGGCAAAGACAAGTGCTGATGTTTTGCCGCTCCCCCAACCTGCACGAACGGCAATAAATGGGTCGTTTGAATAAATCAGCTTATCAATCAGATCAACCTGTAAAGGGTTAAGATTGAGTTTTAGATCAGTCTTCTTCATCGTCTATCTCATCAGGTAGCTCATCAGGTAGCTCATCAGGTAGCTCATGCTTGATCTCAATAGCTTGAGCATGCTTTTCTTTTTGCACCTGCTGGATCACATTGATGATAACCTTATTATCATCCCCTCGTGTATTCATATCAATCGTTTGCTTTTCCCCAAATTCTGCAGGGAATTTACGAGCTAGAAGCCATTGGGAGGCTCTCACATCATTCTCAGCATGTCGTTGAATATTTTGAAGATGCTTGACCTTTAAAGAGATTTCAGCTCTCTTGATATCAGCCACCAATTCGGGGTCTGCTCTCATCCATCCATTCCAAGTGCTGTAGGCAACACCGACAAAAGAAAGTGCATCAGTCTGAGAAAGGCCTTGAGAAATATATTCAAGCACTTGCTCGGTTAACATCAGCCTTTTCTTTTTTGCGAGGTCTGCCTTTTCCTCGTCTGTTTTTTTAGCTGGCACAATGGCGTTTTTGCTAGTCTTCGAATCGACCGTATCAATTTTATCAACGGTCTTTTTAGGTGCTGGAGCTTGTCTATTCTTTGCCATGATCAACCTCTTTCAATAATCTTCGCAGTGATTTTCTCAATAGCATCATCATCATCGATCTCAAGGCTAAGATCAATCTGATCTCGATTGAGGCCATCAAGCAGGAGTTTTTCAGCTAGTTTTGAGACCTTGATTTTATGCCTATCGCTGATCGTATCCAATAGGTTGATCAGCTTAGTTGATATGTAAAGGCTCAAAATCGATTTGCGATCTTTTGGCTTCATCAAACGATTACTCTTTCAGCTGTGAGTGTCCAGTAGGTTTTGCCTTCAGCTTCTCTTGATGTCAGCTTGCCAATGACTGTGACTAAATCACCTTTTTTAACTTGATCTTGAACGATCTTTGATAGGCCGTTCCATGCTTGCACATTAAACCATGTTGTTTGAGGTTGATCTTTATATTTCTCAGTATATGCAACAGAGAAATTTGAGACTTGTGTTGCATCTGAAATAACTTTGACGGTTGGGTTTTGACCAACACGACCAATTAAAGTGATTGAATTAAGCATGCTTATTGTCCTTTAGTTGTGAGTAAATGTTTGAAATACGGTTATTTTCAAGCTTTGCCATGAGTTGAGCCTCAACATCGTCTGAGTGATCATCTACATGTTGATTGATCAGTGCATCAATATGCAATCGCAAGGCTTCTTTTTGAGCGGGAAAGTGCTCAAGTGCTGATGAAATCACTTGATCAATTACAAGCAATCTTGAAATCAAAGTTGTGTTGATCATTTTTTCTCCTTAGTGGTGTTATATAAACACTTGAAAAGCATAAAATTATATAATAATATAATACACATTTCATTAAGAAAGGCAAATATGAAAAAGATTATTTCAGACGGATTTGTTGAATATGTCGATCACATGGGATCAGACCTATCTGTGGTCAATGCCGCTCGTGTGAGCTTTGCATCTATCTCCACATCATGGACGGATAGAGATGGCAAGCTCTTAAAATATCTTTGGGATCATGAGCACACATCACCGTTTAGACACTCTAGCGTCTCATTCAGAATTAAGGCACCTATCTTTGTATTAAGACAATGGATGAAGCATCAAGTCGGCTGTGCTTGGAATGAGCAATCAGCACGATATACTGAGATCAAAGAAGGCTTTTATTATCCCGACCATTTCAGACTACAAGACACAAAAAACAAGCAATCATCGATAGGGTCGCTATCAGATGCAGAGGAAGACCAAGCTTTGATCTTGATTGATGAGGTCTATTCCCTTGCATATGGCAACTATCAGCGATTGCTTGCCATGGGTGTATGTAGAGAGCAAGCTCGCATTGTCTTGCCTGTGGCGACTTATAGCGAGTGCATTTGGACGGCATCAACACAATCAATCATGCACTTTTTGAGATTGAGACTCGATGAAAACGCTCAATTTGAAATAAGAGAATATGCTCAAGCAGTTTGTGATATAACATCAAGCATCTTCCCCAAAACAATGGATTTACTCTTATGCAATGTCTTAGATGCCAATCAAAAATAAACTCAACCTTAGCAGGCTCCAGCATGGAATATCACTATTGCAAAAACTGCCGTTCAATCTTTGATCACAAAGCAATTGTTATCTCATACGATGATATCTCATACGATGAGAGCTGGGATGACATCACCAAAGACGAGGATGATGATGATGAATAGCTATTTTGATGTTTGTTGGGTTGTGATGGGTATGATCTTCAATCCTACTCAAAGCAAGCAAGACCTTGGATGGGAAAAGATTGTCGCTAAGTCAATTCCCTCTAGAATGCAACAGTGCTTGAAGGTCGCATCTAGTGCTGAAAAGATGGGGGTTGATCCTCATCTCATGATTGCGATTGCATACTATGAAAGCAAGTTTGAAACAGGTTTGACATCATCAGCTGGTGCTAAAGGTGTGATGCAGGTAAAGAAACAGTTTTTTGATTGTAAAGATTGCTCAGAAATTGAGTACGGTATTAAGGCTTTTCAAGTGTGGCTTGATGTCTCTCAAGGTGATACATGCCTTGCTCTTGGTCGGTATGCAGTAGGCAATAAAGGTAAATGCGGCAAACGATCAAAGGCCGTTTTAAAACTTGCTAGTGAGCTTGCCTGTTTATCATCAAAAGAAGACGACTGCTATGACTGCTAAAGATAAGGCTTTTTTGAGCATGGCTGAGATCATGGCAAGTCTATCTCCTTGTAGTCGTGCAAAGGTCGGTGCTGTGATCGTGCGCGGGGATGTGCCTATCATATCTTCTTTTAATGGAATTGCTCGCAAACAATCGGGATTGTGTGGTGGTGATTGTTGCCTAAGAGATAAAGATCAGATTGCCAGCGGATCACAATCGCAAATAGGATGCCATCATGCTGAAACGAACGCAATTGCGAATGCCGCTAAAAATGGAATTGCAACAGATGGATGCTCTATTTATGTGACTGCACCACCTTGTTTAATGTGTGCTAAACTTATTCATCATGCAGGCATCAAAGCTGTTTACTATGAGATAAAAAGCACAAGATGGATCAGTACAGGAGAAGACTATTTACGATCAGCTGGTGTCTCTTTGCATGCGATAGGTGATGCTTTATCTAGCTGAAACATATGCCTTGCCATAGGCTCATAGTGATATCCAATATCAATTTGCTCACCTTCAAAAATCCTATTGCCATCTTGATCGAGTCGTGCTGACATCGTGGCTTTTTTCCCTGATTTGCAGATCGTTCTGATCTCAGTGAGAGTATCAGACCAAGCAAGCAGATATTTGCTACCTTCAAAAGGCTCTCCTCTAAAGTCCGTTCTCAATCCATATGTGAGCACAGGGATGTTGAGCCTATCACAAACTACGGTCAATTGAAGCACTTGAGCGGGAGATAAAAACTGAGCTTCATCAATAAAGACTGCATGCACTTGAGCACCATTGTGATGGCTGTTTATTGCTTGAAAAAGATCAGTTTCTTTAAAAAAGATATTGGCTGATGCTGATATGCCTATTCTCGATTTGATTGTGCCAAGGCCTTCTCTTTGATCAAATGCAGGTGCAAAAAGTAGTGTGCTCATGCCCCTTTGCTCATAATTGAAATTCGTTTGCAATAATTGACTTGTTTTTCCTGCATTCATTGCAGAATAGAAAAAATATAACTTTGCCATGATATTTTATTCTTAATTGTTGATCGATCTAAAGTGCTACGCGTATCGTCAACATTCACAAAAAGGTCTCTTCAAAAGGATTCGATCGATCAATAACATAAACACATCAAGCATGCTTTTTTTATTTTAAAAAATCTTCGAGTTTAGCATTATCTTCTAAAAAATAGAGCGGGGATACTCCTGTTCGTTCAGCTAAGATTTTTGCCAATGGATAGCCCATTTGATAATGCCCTCTCAATGCACAAGTTAAAGATGTTTCTGCATATCCGATTTCTTTGGACAAGGCTTTTAAAGTCATCCCTGTTTTCTCTTTAACAAGTCTAGTTTTTTCGTTCATTGCCATGATGTTTCTCCAATTTTAATTTTGTCATGCCAGCTGGTGCATGATCTTCGGTTGATAGTAAAACGATTGAGCCTTCAAAAATCTGCACAAACTCATTCAATTGCTTGATCATGGCCTCTCTCAGCTTGTTCTTTTTGCCTACAGAAAACTGATCAATGATGATCATATCAAACTTTGAGAATTTATCTTTGATTGTGGATATTTGATTGGAGTATGTGCGTTTCTCCTCGATGTAAAAATCATGCATCAGTTGCATGCACTCATCCCATGTCATAAAGGCAATTCTAGGCATGCCATAGCTATGCTCATAGGGATAATGTACCTCAAACAAGTTTTGCTTAAAAATGCCTGTTGCTAGATGTGTGAGCATATTGCTTGAGCCTTGAATAAAAAGCTTCTGCTTGCCACCTTTACAGACATCCAGCACATAATTTAAATCATCACCTTTTAGATCGAGTTTTAGATTTTGTAGTGATAGATCAAGGTGATGTTGTTTCATTTGCACGAATTGGCTTTTAAGCATTCTCCTGATTTGAATTTGCCTGCTTTCTTTTTGCCAAGGTTTACTAGGCTCAAAAACACAATAATATTTTCCTGTATCTTCACATGCTCGATAAATGTTTGATGAGCATGTTGGAAGATCACATTGTACCTTTTCATCTTCAATGATGATTTTCTTAGATGCCTGTAGGCTCTCCCACATGTGCCCTTTCATCTCATCTTCAATGATTTTTTCAAACTCAGATTTTTCAATCTCAGGCTCAATCGCTTTTTCTTTATTTATTTCTTTTTCCTTTATTAAAAAGGTTTCTTTATTTGTAGGTCTTTTTTGATCTAATCGATCAGGTCTTTTTTGATCTGATCGTTCAGGTCTTTTTTGATCTAATCGATCAGGTCTTTTTTGATCTAATCGTTCATCATCTTTATAAAAGTCTGTGTATGATCTCCAATATCGAGCAAGGCAAAAATCAGTTAATTTAATCTCATTCATGCCGCTAAACTTGTATTTGGATTTTGACAAGATGCCATCATCAGCCATCTTTTCAATTGATCTTTTTACCTGTTGCTCAGATACATGGATCATTGTGCCAATGTAAGAATATGAAGCAACTATTGATCTTCCATTTGAGTTTTTATCAATCTCAATGAGTTCAATGATTCGCATTAAAATAGTGCGAGCATTTGGAATTTGAGCCAATAATCCGCATCGATTGATATTGCTGAGAACGCCAAAAGAAGGCATTGTTTCACTAAAAAGCTTTGACATCTTAATCCCTTTTTGTAAATGATTTTTATCACATGATACAGTTTAAGATTGACAAAGTAAAGCCTATTTGATACGATGGAATAGAAATTTTTTAATCAAAAAGAAAGGCTCAATCATGAGTAAAGTTAGCTTTAAAGTCAACCGTGTACGAGAGATCACAGGCATGTCCATCCCTAAGATCGCTGAGAAGATGGGAAAAACTCGTCAACAGGTTTATCTATATTTCAAAGATGATCAAGGCTGTTCAATGAAGATGGCAATGCAACTTGAGCAAGCCACAGGCATCAGCCATCAATTTTTTCTCTATCCCTATGCAGTAGGCTGTGGCTTTTTGCCAAAGAAAGATGCCTAAAAATGGATGATCAACACTCTTGGGATAATAAGGTGAAGCTTTCTGATGTGATCACATCAACCGATATTTTATCAGAAGATGATATCATCGCAGCCGCAATGCGTGCATCAAGAATTTTATCCACACTTGTGCAAGATGGATATGATGAGATCAAAGATATGATTTTCAGATTGATTAAAGATGATGATCTCATGCTCGATCCAACATTATGCTTGATGTACAGAATGGCAATCAGGATCAAAGCAAAAGGCACAAAAGACAATCCTGTACCTATCACATTGCCTGCGATGATTGATGAGTATAAAAAAAGGCATCATTTTAATTTCAAAGACTTGCCTAACGCTAAATCTCCCGATGAAATCGGACATGTGATGACTACATTGCTCTTAAATTATGAGCCTTATAGGCTTTTCACAATTGCACATGCAGAGGTGCGCGCTCATGTGCAATGGTATGTGTCTTGCCAGATCGCAATGGTGGATGCATACAAAGCCAAGCTTTTAAGAGAAGGTCATGATATGGATTGGGTAGAGTCAAGGCATAAAGCAAAGGTTGATCTATACAAGCAATTGCTACCTGTTGAGAGTGAAAGTTTTTCAGATCAGATCAGACAAACTCTTCTCTCAATGCGTGCAGTACCTACAGGCATCAGTACAGGGTTGACTGAGTTGGATCGATATATGAAGCTTCAAAGAGGTTGCTTATACTACATCGGAGGTCGTCCAGGTGTAGGCAAAACTGCATTGGCTTTGCATCTGATCAAGCTAAAGCAAATCTCAAATCGCAGAACGATCTTTATCAGCCTTGAGATGAGCAAAGAGCAATTGATCGCAAGACTGTTTTGCTCGGTTGGTGGCATTGACTACATCAACTTGAAAGATCGATCTTTAGATGAAGCTCCCCAATTCGTGGTTGAGAGGATTGTTGAGGCGGCGGAATCTTTAGCATCACAAAACATCACTTTGGTGGACAAAGGAGTGACTGATATCAGCTCACTGACATCTTTTTGTAAAATGATCAAAGAGAAGGAGAACGACCTCGGTATGATTGTGATTGACTACCTACAACTACTCAAGGGATCAGGCACAAACAAAAATCAAATGCGAGAGCAAGAGGTGAGTGAGATCAGCAGGTCTTTAAAGCTGCTTGCCAAAGAATGCGATTGTCCAATCGTGTGCCTCACTCAAGTCAATCGTGAAGCTGAGAAAAGAATGGACAAAAGACCAGGCCTTAGCGATCTTAGAGAATCAGGCTCTCTTGAACAAGATGCTGATGCCGTTTTGATGCTATATAGAGAAGACTACTACAATAAAGAGCTGTCTCAAGATTCTGGCATGCTTGAGATTATCGTTGCTAAAAACAGGCATGGCTCACTTGGTACAGCCAAGACTAAATACGATCGCAATACTCAAACTATCTCGGATTTCACATAACTCTTTTCTTTTGTAAAAAAAATATTTAATTTTGTAAAATTTTTTCTTGACAATGTTTTAAATTTAGGATACATTGATTTCATAGACAAACATTGATCTTAAAGATCAGAAAGCAGAATGCAAAATGCAAATTCAAATTAAAGATATTCAAACTCAAGAAATTGATGTTTTAGATGCAATCGATCAAACAGAAAGCAGTACTCAAATGACAGAAGACCAACTACATGAAATTGAATCAGAAATTGTAGATGCAGTAAAAACATATGATTCTCCATACTACTATGCGTTTCACATGGGTACAGGCCATCTTTGTATTTATCCAATGAATGCTCATCCACTAGCTACAGACGGAGAAGATGGGATTGTTTTTAGCATCTCTGCTATCGATGATCTTTATTGCAATGTTGAATTTGTTGATAAAGATGGCAACTACATCAAGACTGAGGAATGTGAAATCGAAGGTCTAGCAGCATTCATTGAAGAAGACATGATTGCCAGCGGATACAAGGCATAAAATGCAAGTCACATTTAAAGACATTCACACTCAAGAGATTTTAGCACAAGCTGAGATCAACCTTGATGATCTCACAATCAAACTTGATCTCATCGCTCAAGGCTCTTTTGAGCATATCAGTGCAGTATGTGAAGATGAGTTTTTCTTCTTTCGCATCGAGATGCTAGTAAAGACTAGAAAGTCAATCGGCATTTTTAGCACTGGCAGAGGCATAGAGATATCCACTGCTGAAAGCGATGAGTTTTTCATTGAAGACGATGAAGACTTAGACATCTAAACAACACACAAAGAAAGCAGCACAAAATGCAACATTCACCAAAATGCGGATTATTCCCAACAGTCGACAAACGACACCTAGAAGAAGGCATGCGCCAAGAGTATCAAGCTCAACTAGAAGCAGAAGGCAGAGCGGCATTCATTAACAATGTCGGACATTTCTTGCTAGTAGCCGCCTTTCATAGCATTTGGATTTACTTCGGTTTTTTCTGGAGATAACAAAAATGGACACAATCACAAGATTAAACATCAGACAGCTCGACCTTCTTGGTGTTCTCATGCACAGCCTTAATCATCTTTGCATCGATTGGACAATCGACTGTGACGACATTGAAATCGTTGTATCTGAAGATCAGATGATCACTTTAAAGGTAAAAAACTTTGGCCTGCCTGCAGATTGCCATGCCAAAGACATCTATGCTCACATCCTAAATCAACTCAACTCACTCACCAAAAAGGTATAAAAAAATGGCAGTTTTCAAAGATGTACAAGACATTGCTGACTCAATGGATAGCCTTGTAAAAATCGCAAATTTCCTCGCTCATGGCAGCTGGACACCTCAAATTATTGTGAGAGCATACCTCACCTATGGCATCAAGTACGGTTGGAATATCGCTCAAACAATGGAAAACCTCCATGTTATGCAAGGTGGCAAGCTTGCCTATCAAGTCCATGCTTTCATTGGTCTAGTGCTATCATCAGGCAAAGCAGATCGCATCGATACAGTAGAGAGCACAGATAGACTATGTACTATCGAATGCAAGCGCCGCGATAGCAAAACCGTGCATCGCATCACTTTTACCATTGAGATGGCACAACAGGCAAACCTCACCAAATCACCAAATTGGCAAAAAATGCCTAAGCAGATGCTTCAAGCTCGTTGCCGTACTATGGCTTTGCGAGAGGTTTTTGCAGATGTGATCAGTGGATATGATGCAGTTGAGATGATCGATTCAGCATGGGATATGACTGAAGAGGAGAAAGTCAAAGCCATGGATGAGGTACAAGATACAGCCATCGCTGAGTCCGTTGCTCATGAAAAGATGAAGGCAGATCGCAGACCAGGTACCAAAAAAGCGGGTGCAGATGTTTCTCATATGCCTCAGCCTGTACAAGTGCAGCCTGTACAAGTGCAGCCTGTACAAGTGCAACCTGTGCAGCCTGTGCAGTCGCCACCGATAGGTCAAGAGCCTTTGTTTCCAAGTGATCAAAAGAAAGCTATTGAGCAGCAGGCTTATAGAGATAAAGATTTGGATGTTCATCAGTGGAGAGATGCAGACATGGACGAGGATGATGTTAGGGATTGGCGGGAGACTTGGAAGGTTAAATAAGGCAGACACCACCTGCACAGGCAGGATCCACTTGTGCAGGCTCAACATAGCCACCAAGATTTAAATCAACCTTTGACCAATCAGCATTAAGCAATTTGTTATATTTTTCAATCATTTGATCATCATCTTTATTTACAGATTGATACGGTGCATTTTCATATACATGATCACCATAGTCAGATAAAAGAGAGATGCCTCTCACTCTATCCCTCAAATCCCAAATGCGATTTGTGAGATCATCCCATTCATCAGCCTTGACCGTGCAGGTGTTGCTTACATTGTGAGTAATTTTTCTTTGATCGATTTCTCTCATCGATGTAGTCGGTGCAACCCAATATTTTTGAACGAGCTCAACATTGGTCAAAAAAGCATTTGCATTTATATCCGATCGCAAAACTGCTTCAGCTGGTGCTTCACATGCAAAAGACACAATACCAACCTGTGCATCTCTATCATCACAAACCTCAGGCAATTTACTTAAAATCTCTTGCCAAATGGGATTTATTTTATTTATTCGCATAGTACGAATATATCTCTTTGCATGATATGGATGGATGCCAGCTGAACAGCCTGCAACCGTACTTGAGTTGCCGCTTGGTTTAATTGTGGTGCATCTTAAAGCAGGATTGATTCCAATCAAATCAGCAGTTTTTTTATTCTCTTGCTGAATAAGACTTGCACCATGTTGGAGAGCAAGAGGATGTAAACTAAGATCAGGCTTGCTCATCATGCCTGTCATAGACACGCCTAAAAGTGCATCTCTCTCTATGATCTTTTGTGTGATCTCTCCAAGATATCCCGCTCTTGTGTAGCTTGCTTGGATTGTGCCTAAAAATGCAGCAGCTTTACAAGCTTCATAAAAATGATCAGTATCTTGTACATTTGGGATCACAATCTCATTGAGATTGCAAACAGCCCAACCACTATGACAATTGCCATTTTCATCTTTATAGGTAGGATAAAGGCCAATCTCACCACACGGATTTGTCGCATGCTCTTGACTACTAGCAAAGAAGAATCCAGGTTCTCCATATTGTTTTGCATTCTCAATAATTTGCTTAAAGAAATCTTTCTCTTCTGTGCCGTCCAAGATGATTTGAGCGCTGATATTCGCATATGCTCTTTGAGGTTGATCGATCCACCAAGAGCCTGTTTTTGCAGTCATCATCTCTTCATCATCAGGTGAAAATAATGCGATAGTCGCCGCTCGTCTTGAGCTCAAAAGTGCAGCGTGTGATATGTGCATGAAGATATCAAAACATTGAATTGATCGTAGTTTCTCTTGGCCTTGATCCACTGCTAAATCCAAAAGAGATTTAACTTTTTCAATCGCTGTTTTGAGTACTTGAGGCCCTGGAGCTACTCCACCGATAGAGATGGGAGCACCCTCTGGTCGTACTCTATCATAATGGAAATTGATGGCATATTGACCCTTGCCATCATGTGGTAGGTAGCTTGTGATCAAGGCATCGATTGCATCAGCCCATCCCTCGATTGAGTCTTCAACGACATGCACAATGCACAATCTTGCATCTCTTTGCTCTTTAGAAATTAAGCTTGGCAATTTTGCGATATGTGGCTTTTGCACTGAAAAACCAACCCCGCACCCGCTCATCAAGAGCCAAAAACCTTCAGCAAAAAATCTTGGTCGATCGACATAAGAAGCAGTACAATTGTACATTCTCATGTTGTTTCTCTCAATGGCAACACCTGCAAATTGTGTTGAGCGCTGAGATGGGAATATGATTTTCTTAAATACAAAATCTTCAAAAACTTTGTCAATTTGTGGCTTCAAAGATGGGAATTTTTTTGAGTGCATATCTCGAACGCGAATCATCGCATCAATATAGTTTTCTCTAGTGCCGTCTGATTTGATCTTGGCGTACTGAGTAGCAAAGGCAACAGCGCCTAAAAGCTCGTTTTGTGCTTTCATAATAGCTCCTTTTTTGTGGGAGCAATTAAAACACAATTCTTTATTTATTTTTCAAAAAATCAACATTTGTCTCTATTCGTTCGAGGATAACAGTGTGTTGATTGAGAGTGCGATTTATTGAATCGAGTTCAGCGTCTGTCTTCTCTTGCTTGACCAATAAAGCCATTGTTTGATGCTCTAAAAGTGCAATCCGTTTATCATATGATGAGAAGATTTTAAACGCTGGCAAGAGTGCAGTGATAACAGCTGTTAAGGCTGAAATTGAGATCATATCGCTATTCATTTTTCAGCCCTCCCATCTTGCTTTTGTGCCTCGTACATCATAGTGTACAAAGCCTGATTTAATGTATTTACCAAGGCCTCCCTGTTTGATTTTGCCTTGAGAGATGAGCTTGTCAATTCGATTGTAAATCTCTTCAGTAGGCACTCCAGCGATTTTGATATCAGCGGCCTTTGCCTCAAGGTGTTGGCTCTTATCTGCACCACCAACAGCCTTATTTCTCTCAGGTGATCGATACCCGCTGATGATCACAATAGGTCTTTGAAAGTGATCGCGGATGATCTGAAGATTTTGTAAAAGTTCGACTGCACTTGCGATCTTTTCAGCAGGGATTGGATCGCTAAACTCAAGCTCAGACAATTTGAAATTTTTAGTTACTTGCATTTTTAGGCTCCTGTATACATGATTGTGACAGAGGAATTCGGCAAATAGGCAGTAGCGGAATTGTATGGAATTGAGATTGTTGTTGATCCACTTGCATCTCTCACAAAGCATTTAATTTGCCTTGCGCTTGCACTTGTAAAGAGTACAGCCATCACCTCCATGCCACTAAACCAGCTCCCTGTGCTTGTTCGACAAATGCAATAAGCTTCGGATTGTGTGGTAATTTTTACATCGCTTGCATCTGTGAAAAACCCATAAGTTGCACTGTTGCCTGTGCCATCAAGGTCGGATATTGCATTTATCGTAAGAAACGCCTCGCAATTGGCGGGAATGTTTATAGTATTCCCTCCACTGATTGAGATTTGCCCCCCTGTATCTCGTAAAATTGAGCCAAGATTTAAAGCAGGTGCAGTAAAACCAAGCCCAGAATTTGCCGCGATTTCAATCTCACATATATACAAGTTCAGCTCTGGAGTCGGGGAAAATGTCATGATGATGCTCCTCTACATGAAAAAAGATAGATATCTACTTGATTCGCTAAAACCTGATCACCTGTATCAAGCACAGCAGAAGTCATACTCACATGCGACTGTGTTGTTGTGATACATGATCGTGGTAGCATCACAACAGAGGCTTTATGAGCTAAAGCAGAGCCGATTCTTGAGCTTGTTAGGGAAATTGTGCCTAGAGGCTGATTTGTATCTGTGTCGTTGGTAAGAATGGCATTTATATGTACAGCCGTTGCATTTGTAGAATGTACATTAGAGGAGCTACCAAAAGAAAAAGCACCATATGCAGAGATAAATGGGGATATTGCTGATCCCAATGTGATCGCAATGCCTGTGTTCTCATGTTTAGAAATTGCATTTGCTTGATTGATAAATGTCATGTCGCATCTCCTATCTCTAAAATAAAGGCTTTTGACATCGCTGTGTTTACAGTATCTACATAAACTGCCCCTGATGTCCGACTATATCTAAAACTGATCACATCACCAGCAGTCGCTGAAATCAAACAAGATGCTAGATTTTGAGGAGTGACAACACCTGAGCTTGTGCCTGACGTTGTTGCCGTTGTGATTGCCTGCACTGACTGAGATGTGGAAACAGCAACGCCATTTAAAAGAATTGTGATATCTCCTGCTCTACTTTCAGTCGCATTTGTCAGTCCCGCTTTATAGTAGATCATGTATTTTTTAGCGGCCAATGTGATCTGATTTGATGCCAAAGATAAGCCCATGCCAGCTGACTGAGTGAGTGTATTTAAAGACAATGTAAATGTGCCAATCCCTGAGCTTATCGTATAGTCAACACTGTTGTAGGCAATGGCAAATTTAGGTGTATATCTTACAATAGGATGTTTAATTAAATAAGTCATATATCAGCCTTTAGAAAATAATCCAATTTGACCCATTGGATTTTACGGTGACAGAAGACCACTGAGATGTGATAGATAGAGAGGAGAGCCCGCTGATCGTCTGACTGCTCACAGTGGCAACAGTTACAGCACCAGCGCCTACTCTTGTGATGATATAGGACAAGCCATCATTGCCCGCTGCTGTTGGTAGTGTAAAAGTCGTTGAGCTTGCGCTATTCATCGCATAGTGCTCTTGCACAACCGAGGCATCAACTGGATCAGAAATTTGAAAGCTTGTTGTTTTTTCAGTGATAGCAATTCTTGAGCCACCACCGCCCCCGCTGATTGTTTGGGGGATCCATTTTGAGCTTGATGTTTGCCATGCTAGTACTTGTCCATCGGTTGGTACTGTGGTAGTAGTATCAACATCACTCAAAGCATCAATTGAAAAACTACTCAAAGATACGGTGCTATCAATACGATTTGAGCCATCGATATATGAATAGGAGATGCCTGTATGTGTGCCACCTGTAAAAATAGAGGCAGCTTGATCTTGTGCTTGCTCATCGGTGTATTGTGTGATCGTGGATGCGATTGTGCCTGATGTGATAGAAATACCAGTGCCTGCAGTGTAGTAGGATTTCACCGAGGACACAGATGGAGCCTGATCGGTTTGAGTGCCTGCCATTGAGTTTACAACAGCGGCGCTCTTTGCGAGTGTATCAGTGTATTGTGTGATTGTACTTGCGATTGTACCACTAGACAAAGAAATGCCTGTGCCTGCTGTATAGTATGATTTCACCGATGAAACAGATGGAGCTTGATCGGTTTGAGTGCCTGCCATGCTATTTACAACCGCGGCAGTTTTTGCAAGGCTTGATGAAAAATATTTATTTGTAGAGCCTTCAGTTAAATTATCGGTTGTCTTTAAAGCAAGTCGATCATCCCATCTTGTCGTGGTATAGTAAAGATTTGTGCCTTCAGCGATGTCGCTAGTAGTCAAAGAGACTGTACCTGTTTGTCCATTGACAGACAAAACACCGCCGCTGATCCCAAACTGCACCCATGTTGTGCCGTCATAAATCCAACTAGAGCTATCATCTGTTTGAATAGCGACATCACCCTCTTGAGCAGTCAAGGCAAGTCTAGCGGCTTGATCAGCCACAACATGGACATCAGTGATTGCCAAAGGTGGTAGGTGATTTGTAGGCACAAGACCATTTGCATCAAGCTCGCAAAGACCATTGTTTTGCCCTTTTTGAGCTGTGATTCTAGCGTCTGCATCTGTGTCTGTGTATTGTGTGATTGTGCTTGCGATTGTGCCTGTAGTGATAGAAATCCCTGTACCTGCACTAAAAGCGCCTCTCGCAAGAGTATCGCTAAAATATTTGTTTGTTGCACCTTCTGAGAGATCATCTGTATCAAAAGAAGCAAGGGAAACGGTGGCATCGATACGATCTTGAGCATCACTATTTACAAAGCTGATGCCAACATGACTACCATTTGCCAAGGCTGTGCCTGCTGCATCTCTTGCCATCTCATCGGTATATGCACTTGGGATTGTTGGCAAATCTCTAAGCTCGCTATATGATCCACTAAATGAGG